CATCTGACAGAGGATGCCCCGGAAGAATTAAAGAAAGAATTTGCAGAGTATATGAAAGAATCTGCTGATGAAAGCACGGTCAAATAACCGTGCTTTCATCATACCTTAACAAGTTATCAATAGACCTGTAATAACTGCTATATGGCGGTTATATGAGGTCAGAAAGGGGGATAAAAGGCACATGAAAACGTACACAATGAGAAAGGCATGGTGATCCTGATTATCTCCCGGCTACTGGGTCAAGTAGCACATAGAAAAGGCATCCGGCAACGGGTGTCTTTTTTCTTGCGGGTTGTCAAGCGTAAACCGAACAAAACCAATCAATCATGTGGGAGTAACCCCGTATAAAAACGTATTTGAAAGGATGGTATAGAAATGACAAGAAAACAGTTAGAGGATTTAGGACTTACCAAGGAACAGGCTGATTCAGTAATGAAAATCAATGGTGATGACATTGAGAACGCAAAGGGTACTGCTTCAACAGAAATCAAGAACTTGCAGACAGAGGTTGAAGGACTGAAAACACAGGTCGGTGACCGTGACAAGCAGTTAGAAACCCTGAAAGCATCTGCCGGGGACAACGCTGATCTGAAAAAGAAGATTGAGGACTTACAGACTGAAAATGCCACTGCCAAGGCAACCCATGAATCTGAACTGAACCAGTTGAAAATTGATTTTGCGGTTGAAAAGGCACTTACTGGTGCAAAGGCAAAGAACATCAAAGCTGTCAAAGCCTTACTTGAACTTGGAGAAGCCAAACTTGACAAGGACGGAAATGTCAAGGGACTGGATGAACAGATCGAGAAGTTAAGAAGTGGTGATGACACCAAGTTCCTGTTTGAAGCACAGAAGCAGCAGAAACAGCAGCAGAATTTCAAAGGTTTTCAGCCGGGAGCATCAGGGGAACAGAAACCGGGTGAGGGTGAAAAGGTCGATTTCTCAAAAATGAGTTATGACGAACTTACCGCTTACATGGAAGCAAACCCGGATGCACAGATTTAATTTGATGAAAGGAAGGTAATTGAAACATGGCAAAATTTGATGCTAAAAGTTTTAATGAAAAGGCGTTCGGTAAGTACATGAGTGCTATTCCGAACGTGAAACTGAACAAGTTACGTGAATCCCGTGCAATCGTTGGTGATGCAAGATTACGTGACACTTTTGTGAATAACTCACAGACTGGCACTGTTTACGCAGTGTTACCGTTCTTTGGTCTGCTTTCCGGCACACCGCAGAACTATGATGGTGTTGACAATGTTACACCGGGTAAGACTGACACCTATGAACAGGGTGTTTTCACCTATGGCAGAATGAACGGTTGGACAGAAGCAGATTTCAGTTATGATGTAACTGGTGGTACTGACTTCATGGCAAACGTAAGAAATCAGATCAATGACTACTGGAACGGTGTGGATCAGGATGTTATCCTTGCAATCTTAGAAGGTGTCTTTGGAATGAAGGACACTGGCACGGGTGACATTAAGAAAGCCAATGCAGCGTTTGTTGAAGCACACACCTATGATATTGCACATGCGGGTGCTGAACATACTGATGATACTATGAAGATGGATGCAACAACCCTGAACAGTGCAATTCAGAAGGCTTGCGGTGATAACAAGCAGAAGTTCAAGTTGGTTTACTGTCACAGTGCAGTTGCTACCAACCTTGAAAACCTGAAACTGCTTGCATACTTAAAGTATACAGATGCACAGGGCATTGAGCGTGATCTTGAAATGGGTACTTGGAACGGCAGACTGGTCATCATTGATGATTCTTTACCTACTAAGGTTGTTGAAGCCGTTGCAGAGGACACAAGCAAGGGAATCAAGGCACAGGATGCGTACACGGAGTACACAACCTATATCCTTGGTGAAGGTGCTATTGGTTTTGAGGATGTAGGTGCAAAAGTGCCTTATGAAATGGTTCGTGATGCTAAGACAAGGGGCGGTGAAGATACACTGATTTCCCGTAAACGTCACGCTGTTTCTGTTGCGGGTGTTTCTTATACCAAGGCATCACAGGCAACAAATTCCCCTACCAATGCGGAATTAAAGACTGGTAAGAACTGGTCACTGGTTGCATCTGATACCAAGGCTATTGAGCATAAGGCAGTACCTATTGCCCGTATCATTTCCCGTGGATAATTTCTGATCTGAAAGGGTGGTTGCAATGTTTGATACTGATACAGTAAAAGAACGGTTGAAATCATTCGGTTATGAGGTCAAGGCAGATGATGAATTTGCCTTGACCTTTTGCGTTGAGAAAGTACGCAGCACAATCAAAAATGAAATCAACTGGAATGATGTGCCGGAAGGACTGGAACACATTGCCGTTGATATGGCGGTGGGTGAATTTCTTCTTTCCAAGAAAACCTTTGCACCTGATGACCTTACCGGGTTTGATTTAGAATATGCTGTCAAGCAGATTCAGACAGGGGACACCAACACGGTTTTTGCAACTGGTGAAGGTTCAATGACCCCTGAACAAAGACTGACTTCTTTCATCAATTACCTTTTATCCTATGGAAAGGCTGAATTTAATTCATTCAGGCGTATCAGATGGTAAAGCAGATTCAGGCAGCACAAAAGGCTGCAAGGAAAGCCATTGAAGCAACCTATTTTGGTACTTTGACGGTGACAGAACTGCAAAAGGTAAAAAATGAGAAGTCAAAACTTATGGAAGAATCAGAAGTTGTGGTCTTACAAGACCAACCGTGCAGATTATCTTTTGAAAAACTGCAAACAGCAATTCAGTCAGAATCAGCAGCAACGATCACACAAAGCACAAAGTTGTTTGTTTCCCCGGATGTAACCATCAAAGCGGGGTCAAAACTGACAGTAACACAGGACAATGTGACCACGGACTACACCCGCAGCGGTGTCCCTTCCACATATCCAACGCATCAGGAAATTACACTTGAACTGTTCAAGGAATATGCGTAAATGGGTAGAATGGGAAGATTTGACTGCAAAGGTCTGAAAGACTTTCAGCAGCAGTTGGGAAAGTTGCAAAATCCTGATGACTTTGTGGAATCGTGTGCAAAAGAACTTGCTGCCCGGTTGCTTCGCATGGTGGTCAAAAGAACACCTGTCGGACAGTACCCGGCAAGTTCAGGAAAAAAGGGCGGTACATTAAGGCGTGGTTGGACTGGTGAAAAACGTGCATCCGCACAAGGGTATGCAGACAGCCTGACGGTGAACCATTTTGGTGACACCTATGTCATTGAAATTGTGAACCCGGTTGAATACGCATCCTATGTTGAATACGGACACAGGACAGTCAATCATTCAGGATGGGTCAAGGGTCAGTTTATGATGACCATATCTGAACAGGAATTACAGAAAATTGCCCCAAAGGTGCTTGAAAACAAAATCAAGAAATATTTAGGGGGACTTGGTAAATGATAAATTCAATAGTTGAAGCAATCAGTTGTTCCCTGAACAAAGAATTTGGGGATGATTATGAAATCCACAATGAAGAAATTAAGCAAGGTTTGAAAGAGCCTTGTTTTTTTATTGCTTGCTTGAACCCAAACAACAACCTTTTCCTTGGCAAACGGTATGAACGTACCAATCAGTTCTGCATCCAGTATTTCCCACAGTCTGCAAAGAAGCAGCGGGAATGTGCTGATGTGGCTGAAAGAATGTATGACTGTTTGGAGTATGTCACAACAGACGGTGATACCAAGCCAATCAGGGGTTCAAAAATGAATCATCAGGTGGTTAACGGTGTTCTGAATTTTTTTGTCAATTATGACTTTTTCACGGTCAAGACGGAAGATCAGACACCAATGGAAACTATGACGGCAAGCACGGATGTGAAGGAAGGTGGTTGATTATGGCAGCAAAAAAGACAACAACGGGAACTGCTACAAGGTCTGAACAGACTGAACCAATGTTCAGCAAGGAACAGATTCTTGCATCTGCCCGTTTTGCAAACAGAAGGGACTTGGTGGATGCCCTTCTTGATGAAGATAAAAGTTACACCATGAAAACTGTTGACAATTTAGTTGAAAAATACATGAAAGGACAGGTGAAATAGTATGGCTTTAGGTGGTGGTACATTTACCTCACAGAACAAAGAACTTCCCGGTGCTTATATCAACTTTGTATCGGCTGCATCCGCATCTGCTGCACTGTCTGATAGAGGTATTGCAACAATGCCCCTTGAACTTGACTGGGGTGTTGAAGGGGAAGTTTTTGAAGTAACCAATGAAGATTTTCAGAAGAACAGCCTGAAACTTTTTGGTTATGCCTTTGACAGTCCTAAGATGCTTGGTCTTAATGATCTGTTCATGGGTGCAAAGACCTTATACGCATATCGTCTGAACGGTGGTGGAGATAAGGCAGCGAACACATACGCAACTGCAAAGTATTGTGGTGTGCGTGGTAACGATTTGAAGATCGTGATTCAGAAAAATGCAGATGATGCAAGCAAGTATGATGTTACAACCTACTTCGGTACGGTCAAGGTTGACACACAGACAGTTGCCAAGGCTGCTGATCTTGTGGCAAACGATTATGTGACATTCAAGGCTGCTGATCTTGCTGTTACTGCCGGAACACCTTTAACTGGTGGTACAAACGGCACGGTTGACGGCACTGCACATCAGGCTTACTTGGATAAAATCGAATCATACACCTACAACACTATGGGTGTTGTGGTTACTGATGATGTTACCAAGAAGTTATATGTGGCTTTCAACAAGCGTTTGCGTGATGAACTTGGTATCAAGTTCCAGTTGGTTGTTTACAACCTGTCTGCTGATTATATGGGCGTTATCAGTGTGAAGAACAAGGTAACAGATACAGGATGGTCAGAAGCAGCACTTGTGTACTGGGTAACTGGTGCAGAAAGCGGTTGTGCGGTCAATAAGTCTTGTCAGAACAAGAAATATGACGGCGGTTTCACCGTTGATACCAATTACACACAGAATGAGTTAAAAGCAGCAATCAAGGCGGGTGAGTTCACTTTTCATAAGGTCAACGGCGTTGTCCGTGTGCTTGAAGATATTAACTCTATGGTGACCACTTCGGACACTTGCGGGGATGTATTCAAGGACAATCAGACGATCAGAGTTATTGACCAGTTAGGAAATGATGATGCAGTTCTTTTCAACACTAAGTATCTTGGTGTTGTTCCAAACAATGCATCAGGCAGAACTTCCCTTTGGTCTGACTTGGTGAAAATCCGTACACAGTTACAGGAACTTGGTGCTATTGAAGGGTTCACTGATTCTGATGTTACGGTTGCACAGGGTGATTCCAAAAAGGCGGTTGTGATTACATCAGCAATCACCGTTGTGAACGCTATGGGTAAACTCTATGAAACAGTTACGGTTGCGTAAGAAAGGGGTGAAATAAAATGCCGAATGTAACAATGAAAGCAAGGGACACTATTGCAGCAAAACTTGCTGAATGTTTTATCACAATCGGAAGTAGAAGATACAACTTCATGCAGATGATTGATATGGAAGCAAAGGTTGAGAAAACCAAGACTACTGTTCCCCGCCTTGGTGCAATCATGGCGGGTCATAAGTCATGTGGTATGGAAGGTACTTTTTCCGGCACGGCACACTATAACCAGTCAGTTCTTCGTCAGGCATTGCTTGACTATAAGAACACTGGTGAGGATGTGTATTTTGAAATGCAGATCACCAATGATGACCCAACCAGTGATGCGGGCAGACAGACGATCATTTTCTATGACTGCAACACTGACGGCGGTGTGTTAGCAAAATTTGATGCTGACGGGGAATACCTTGATGAAGAGATTGAAGGAACATTTGAGGACTTCTCAATGCCTGAATCTTTTGCAAACCTCACGGGTTTTCTTACTAACTAAGTAACAGAACCCCTTGTGTGGCTTTTATATAAGGTCATATAAGGGGTTTTTTCTATTCTTTGATAAACAGAAGGGAGAACAACAAAATGTCAAAATTCAGTCGATTTATGAAAGCGAACAAAATCGCAAAGCCAAATGAAAAATATGCACCTACAACCACATTACAGGATGAAAACGGTAAACCGCTGGAATGGGAGTTCAAACAGATTACTTCCAAGGAAAATGAAGCGTTGCGTGATTCCTGTACCATTGAAGTCCCGGTTAAGGGTAAGCCGAACCTTTACAGACCGAAAGTAAAAACTGCTGAATACCTTGCAAAGATGATTGTGGCATCCACTGTATACCCTGACCTTTACGATAAGGAATTACAGGATTCATACGGTGTTATGACCCCGGAAGAACTTCTTTATGCAATGGTTGACAATGCCGGAGAATATCAGGACTTCACAGTGTGGATGCAGAAGTTTCAGGGATTTACCAAGAACCTTGATGACAAGGTGGATGAAGCAAAAAACTAATTGAAGAAGGGGATGGTGAAGCAAATTATGCTTACTATGCCCTTCTAAAACTTCACATTCTTCCATCAGTGTTCTTGGATATGGATGAACAGGAAAAAGCCTTTGTGATTGCTTCAATCGAGTTGAAAGCAGAGCATGACAAGAAGGAAAAGAAAAAGGCAGAAGCAAGGGCAAAGAAAAAACACTAAGAAAGGACGGTGAAACAGGTGTCATCTATTCAGACAGGTATTGAACTTAATGACCAATTCAGCGGAGTGTTGAACAACATCATCAGTTCAGTGAACCTTGCCGTGTCTGCAATGTATGATATGCAGCAGTCAATGAACACTGACATTGATACAAGCAGCCTTGAAGGGGCAAGGGATGAAATCAATCAGGCAACTGCTGCCATTGAAGCAATGAATCAAGCAGCAAGCCGACAGACCGCACCTGATATTGTACCGCCTGTTGTGGATGGGGGAAACGGTCAGGTTATAAACGTGGATGTAAACCCGGTACTTCCTGACCCTTTGGTTGAAAATCCTGAACCAATCAGACCTGAAATTCAGCCAAACGCACCGCCTGACCCTGAACCCGTAGAAATCCCGGTCACATGGAACACTGACGGGGTGGATGTGTTCACAGGAACAGGTGTTGAACGATTTCAGCAAGAAGTTCAGAGTGCAAACGATATGTTGAACACACTGAACACCACACAGGCAAGGATTTCACAGACCGCACAGGGAATGGATATACTGCCGGATGCAGCAGTTCAGGATATGAACACCATGCAACAGCGGTTATCTGCAATTCAACAGCGGATTCAGCAGATTGAGAACAACCCGGTAAATGTTGGGGCAGACAATGCAAATGCAGAACTGGAACAGTTGCGTATGCAGTTGAATCAGGCTATTCAGGAACAAAATTCACTGAATCAGGCAATGCAGAATATGGATGTTTCTGCTGCCAATGATGCCTATTTACGTTTGTCACAGACTGTTGGCAACACAGAAAGGTACATCCGTGACAATGTGGATGAACAGGGGCGTTTCAATCAGGAAATTTCAGCCGGAACACAACAGGCAAATGAACTGACCAATACCATCAAGCGGGCGGTTGCAGCCTATGTCAGTATTCAGACAGTTGGGAAAGCACTGAACATTTCAGACGAACTTGTTCAGACAACATCCCGTTTGAACATGATGAATGACGGGGTTCAGACAACCGCTGAACTTGTCAACATGGTATATGCAGCAGCACAAGATGCAAGAGGTTCATTCAGTCAGATGGCTGATGTTGTTGCCCGTTTCGGTAACAACGCAAAGGATGCGTTCAGCAGTTCAGAAGAAGTTGTTGCTTTTGCTGATCTGATTCAAAAGCAGATGACGATTGCCGGGGCAAGCACCCAAGAAGCAGCAAACGCAGAATTGCAGTTATCACAGGCACTTGGTTCAGGTGTCCTTCGTGGTGATGAATTGAACAGTATCTTTGAACAAGCACCTAACCTGATTCAGAACATTGCAGACTATCTTGATGTTCCAATCGGTAAGATCAGGGAAATGGCAGCGGATGGGGAACTTTCCGCTGATGTAGTTAAGGCAGCAATCTTTTCTGCTGCTGATGACATTAACAGCAAATTCAATGAAATGCCTATGACTTGGGGGCAGATGTGGCAGTCAATGCAAAACACCGCACTGATTGCATTTCAGCCTGTTCTTCAAAGACTGAACGATTTAGCCAATAGTGAAGCATTTCAGACTTTCATTCAGGGTGCTATTGAAGCAATGGCAACCCTTGCGAATATCCTTCTGAATGTGTTTGATTTGGCGGTGTCAATCGGTACTTTCATAGGTGATAACTGGTCAATCATTGCACCTATCGTATACGGCATTGTGGCAGCACTCACAGCATACATTGCTATTTCTGCAATCGTGGCAGCAATTAACGGTGTCATGGCAATAGCAGAAGGTGTCAAGGCTGCTGCTCAAATGATGGCAACAGGTGCAACATTCGCAGAAACCGCAGCACAGCAAGGTCTTAACGCTGCATTGATGGCTTGTCCTTTAACTTGGATTATCATGCTGATTCTTGCGTTGATCGTGGTTATTTTTGCCGTATGTAATGCGATTGCAAAAATGACAGGTATTGCAAATTCAGGGTTCGGTGTGATTACTGGTGGTGTGAACGTGGTGATTCAGTTCTTCAAGAACTTGGGTCTAACCGTGGCAAACATTGCCTTGGGTATTGGAAACGCCATTGCAGCACTTGCATCCAATATGATGACGGCATTTCACAATGCAATCTGTTCTGTTCAGTCATGGTTTTACAACCTGTTAAGCACGGCACTTTCAGTCATTGAAGGTATTTGTTCAGCACTGAATAAGTTACCGTTTGTTGAATTTGACTATTCAGGCATTTCATCCGCAGCGGATGACTATGCAGCCAAAGCAAGTGAAGCAGCCGGAAACAAAGAAGATTACCAGTCAATCAGTGATGCGTTCAATGAAGGTTTTACAACCTTTGATGCATTTCAGGACGGTTGGGCATCAGATGCGTTCAATGCGGGTGCAGCATGGGGTGACGGTATTGCTGATAAGGTTTCAAACTTTAGTCTGTCGGATGTATTCGGTCAGACAGATATTCCTAATGTGGGTGATTACACATCAGGATTCAATGATGCAATAGCAAATTCAGGCGTGTGTGACAGCATTGGAAACATTGACGATAACACAGGCAAAATCAAGGATTCTTTGGAAGTATCAGAGGATGAATTGAAGTATTTGCGTGACATTGCAGAGCAAGAAGCAATTAACAGATTCACAACCGCAGAAGTAACTATCAACCAAACAAACAACAATAATGTTTCATCTGATACTGACCTTGATGGTTTTATCACTGCATTAGATGATGCAATGGGTGAAGCAATAGAATCTATAACGGAAGGGGCAAAATAAAAGATGGATGCAAATGGAATTGTAAAAAAAGTACATCAGGCAGCGATTGATGCCATGGAATCAACAAAACCCGTAAATGTGTATTTTGGTAAAGTGGTGAGTGCTTCACCGCTGAAAATCAATGTTGAACAGAAGATGATACTGGGTGAAAAACAGTTGATTCTTTCAAGGAACGTGACAGATTTCAAAACTAAGATAACGGCGGGGAATATCAAGAATTATTACTATACCGGGGATGTAAATTCAGGGACAGCACCCGTTTCCCCGTCACACGTTCACGCTGTCGGAACGATTGAAGTCACCGTACACAATGGCTTGGCTGTCGGTGATGGTGTCATTCTAATAAGACAGCAAGAAGGTCAGAAATTCATTGTTGTGGATAGGATAGGCAAATGATTCCTTCAACAGTTGGTTTTCTTGACCAAGATTTTGAAATTGAAACACAGCCAAGCCTAACTTATAAAATGGATTTAGACGGTGATTCAGTCAGGGGTCTTGTGGATGAACAGGATGCCATGAAGCAGATGATTTTCAGAACACTGCAAACAGAACGGTATCAGTACATCATATATCCGTGGTATTACGGCATTGAAACACTTGACCTGTACGGTGAACCTGTCACTTGGGTTTGCCCTGAATTAGAACGCAGAATCAGTGAAGCGTTAGCCGTTGATGAAAGAATCACAGGTGTGACCGACTTTGAATTTGACCTGACGGTCAAAGGTGTGGTTCATGCCTATTTTACCGTAAAAACAATTTACGGTGATATTAAAGCAGAGAAGGGGGTGAAGATTTAGAATGTATGAAGATCAGACTTATGACATTATCCTTGAAAGGATGATGAACCGGGTATCTGACAAAATTGACAAAAGACCGTCATCCCCTGTTTATGATCTGCATAGTTCAACCGCCATTGAATTTCAGATTTTATACATTGAGTTGGAATATCTGATAAAAAATTCATACGGTGATACTGCTGCAAGGGAATTTCTGATCTTGCTTGCAAAGGACAGGGGACTTTCACCTGAACCCGCAACCAAGGCAATCTTACAGGGTGAGTTCACACCAACAAACATTGATGTTACTGGAAAGCGTTTCAACATCGGTGAAATAAACTATGTTGTGACTGAACAGATCACACCGGGAACATACAAGGTTCAGTGTGAAACAGAAGGTGTTGTTGGCAATCAGTACCTTGGGGATATGATACCAATGGAATATATTGATGGATTGCAGACGGCAAGCCTGACAAGCGTACTTATTCCCGGTGAAGATGAAGAAGATACAGAAGTTTTCAGACAGCGTTATTTTGACAGCTTCAATGAACAGTCCTTTGGTGGCAACCACGCTGATTATATGGCAAAGGTCAAAAGTATTGAAGGTGTTGGGTCATGTAAGGTCAAGCGTGTTTGGAATGGTGACATTAGACCCGCTGACATGATCGTCAGTACAGTGGTCAAGAACTGGTATGAATCAATCATTTCAACAGTTCCGGCAGCAGTCAAACCGTGGCTTGATGCCGTATATAATGCAGCCAAGGACAAGAAACTGACGGTTGGTGGTACTGTTCATGTAGTCATCACTGATTCTGATGATTATGGTGAAGCAAGTTCAACACTTGTTCAATATGTTCAGCAGACACTTGACCCGGAAGAAACTGCCGGGGAAGGTTACGGACTTGCACCAATCGGTCATGTGGTCAGTGTAGCAAGTGCATCACCTGTTAGTATTGAGGTCAAGACCACGGTAACCTTTGAAGAAGGTCACAACTGGTCAAATACCAAGGCAGCCATTGCAGAAGCAGTTGATGCGTACTTCTTGGAATTAAGAAAGAACTGGTCAGAAACATCACAAACCATTGTCAGGGTATCGCAGATTGAAAACCGCATCCTTGGCGTTGATGGCGTGGTGGATGTGACCGGGACAAAGCTGAACGGCACGGCAAGCAATATGACCTTGACAGAATTTTGCATACCAAAGTTAGGGGGTGTTTCTGCATGATAAGAGAAGTTGACCTTGTTTCATACTTACCGCCATTCATGCAGAGTTACAAAGAACCCGTTGCAGCACTTGAAGCGGAAAACCCTGAATTTAGTCTGATGTGGTCGGCAACTGACAGGTGTTTGCGTAACCGCTTCATTTCAACCGCTGATGAATATGGAATCAGCCGATTTGAAAAGATGCTGAAAATATACCCAACTGCTGATGATACCCTTGAATCAAGGCGTTCAAGGGTTCAAAGCAAGTGGTTCAACACAATCCCGTACACTTGGAAAGTGTTGCTTCAAAAGTTGCTTGTCCTTTGTGGTGACAGTGATTTTGAAGTGACTGGTGATTTCAAGACCGGGTACACACTGTATATTGACACTGACCTTGAATTATATGGTCAGGTGGAAGAACTGGAAAATATCATAAACACAATGATTCCTGAAAATCTTGTGGTTGTATCTAAGAACAGCATCCCTTGCAACATCAAAGGTGCTGTTCTTTTTGGTGGTGGCATCTGCTTCATCAATGAATTTATCATCACAAACGATTTCCGGGAAGTGTTTGATGTGAACGGTTCATCAGTCTTTGGTGGTGGAATCGTTCAGACTGAAATGCTAAACATCACAAATGACAGTCAGGAAACAGTGAGTGTTCAGGGTACAGTGAACTTTGGTGGTGTGGCAACAGATACCGCAATGGTAACCATTTCAACAGATTTTAATGAAACAATCCGGGCAGATATGGATGCAAAGGCAGCATCCGGCGTTGTTCAGGTAGACTTCATTGAGATAAAAACAACATAGAAAGGAATGATAAGATGGCAGAGTATTCAAAACTTTACATCACAAACAATGGTCAGGCACTTATGGCAAAGATGATTGCCGGGTCAGGAAACATTGATTTTACAAAAGTATGTTCTTCCAGTACCCAGTACACTGAAAGTCAGTTACAGGCATTGACCGCACTTAGCAACATCAAGCAGACAACCCTTGTTTCCAAGGTTACCCGCACAAATGAGGTTGCAATCAAAATTGATGCAGCATATTCCAATGTAGACCTGAAAGAAGGTTACTATATGCGTACACTTGGCTTATATGCCGTTGACCCTGACAAGGGTGAAATCCTGTATGCAGTCTGCATTGAAAAGTCAAATAACTGTTATATGCCACCATATAACGGTGTTACGGTATCGGCTGCATACTTACAGTTATATACCACAGTAGGCAACGCTGACAGCGTATCACTTGCAGTCAGTCCGGGTGCGTATGCAACGGTTGGTGACATTCAGGCACTTGAAAAAGAAATTGCTGATCTGAAAGCCTATGTTGGATATTCAGACGGTGACATTTATGGTGTTGAAGTGGACTTTGAAAACAAGAAGTTCACAAGACTTGCCGGGGCAGTAAACCGTTCAGCGGGTTCAGGGTTTGACGGAATCAATGCATTTGGTGGCAGAAAGCGTTGTAACCTTACCAATGACGGGCGTGTTGCTGCATATTACGGTGAAGCCGGATTTTCTACTACTGGAAAACTGACACAGGCGGTTGACCGTAACCCGGTAGGTACTGAATCACCTGATGAAAACCTAAAATTCAGTGCCGGGACAATCGTTCAGGTAATGGTTGAACAGCCAAAGTTTTATTACAAGGTTGTACCGCTTAAAACTGAAAAGAGAACCAAGGGGGCAATCACAAGAAAAATTAGATACTATGTATCAGATACACCAAAGGCGGGATTCAAACTTCATCCGGCGTTCATTGTAAATGGTCAGGAAAATGATGTTGCATATCTTGCAGCCTTTGAAGGTTCACTTTGGGATGCATCTGCATCAGCATACATTCTTGATGATTCACAGGTTGCTGACTTTGCTGCTGATATGTTATGCAGTATTGCCAACGCAAAACCGCTTTCAGGACTTACACAGAACGCAACCCGTACCAATATCAGAAAACTTGCTGAAAAACGTGGTACTGGTTGGGAACAGGGTGTTGTTCAGACGGCATCCGCTTCACAGATGCTTATGCTGATTGAATATGCAACCTTCAACATGCAGTCTGTTATTGGTAACGGTGCAGTTTCAAAGACTGATGACGGTAAAACATCCATGACAGAAAATACAGGTGCAACAATCACCCTTGGTAATGCATCAGGTTCAGTTGTCAATGCTAACGGTATTCAGATTGTGTCATACCGTGGTGAAGAAAACTTTTGGGGCAACATTTGGTGGTGGATTGATGGAATCAATCACTATGCGAACGCAACCACAGGTGAGTGTGAAACCTATGTTGCAGATCATGGTTTTGCTGATGACATTAAGGCAGCACCTTATGAAGATACAGGAATGACCGCAAAGTATGGAAACGGTTATATTTCCGCTTTCTGCTATTCAGAAGATTTTGATTGGTTGTTCTTACCGGGTGAGTTCAACGGAAACACTGCACTTCCTGTTGGTGATCACTGTTGGAATCAGAACGGTACTGGTTGGCGTGTCGCTGTATTGGGTGCTAGTTGGAATCATGGCTTGAATGCCGGTGCTTTCTTTTGGAGTCTGGATGATGCTTCTTCTGGTCGTTATCGGGTTATCGGCGGTCGGTTGGTGTATCGAAAAAAGGTGGCAGCATAACAGGCAACCAGTAATTCATACAATTTTAGGTAATCAGGATGCTAAGGATGACGATTTTCAAGCAGAAAGACAATAAAAAGACAAAAAACCAATGTCACTAAATTAGGTGCTAATTGGAATAATGGCTTGAATACCAGTGCTTTCTTTTGGAGTCTGGATGATGCTTCTTCTAGTCGTTATCGGAATATCAGCAGTCAGTTAGTAAATGCACAAATATCACTTGAAACACCCCGTCAGAAATGGCGGGGTGTTCTTATAAATCAATGTACTGAAAACTGATTACCGTGCCACTTGGCAAAACATCAAAATACATGGGCTGTATTAGTAGACCGTCACCTGACGGGTTGAAAGTTCGGTTCAGTGCATACAGAAGGGAACAGACAAGCGTGAAACGGTATGGCAATCTTTATGAAAAAATCTGTTCAATGGATAACCTGTATCTTGCGTTTCAACACGCAAAGAAAGGCAAAGGATGGTACAAGGAAGTTCAGCAGATTGAGAAAAGACCATACTACTATTTGGCGGGTCTGCAATGGATGCTTCAAAACCATTTATACAAAACTTCGGAATATGCCACTTTTACGAAAAAGGACGGCAAGAAGGAACGGGAAATATACAAACTTCCATTCTTCCCTGACAGAATTGCACAATGGGCGGTTTTACAGGTGATTGAACCGCAGTTATTAGCGTATTTCACTGATGACACATATTCAGCAATACCAAACAAGGGTATTCATGCAGCATACAAGAAGTTACGGTTGGCGGTTGATACCGTGCCGGAAGAAATGACCTATTGCTTGAAAATAGACTGCAAGAAATTTTACCCTTCCATTGACCACGAAACACTAAAACAGAAGTTCAGACGGAAGTACAAAGACCATGAACTGCTTGAACTGATTGATGAAGTAATTGATTCAATCAGCACTTGTCCGGCAACGGATGAAAACATTGAATTTTATCGGTCTTGTGGTAATGAAATCAAGATAGTGAAGGTAAACGGCAAGGACTTCATTGAAGGTGTCGGTATTCCAATAGGGAATTACTTTTCACAGTATGATGGCAATTTCTTCCTATCAGGTTTTGACCACTGGATAAAAGAAGTTAAGCGGGTAAAGCACTATTACCGTTATATGGATGATATTTGTATTTTTGCAAGAACCAAAGAAGAACTGCATCAGTTACTTGCAGAAATCAATGAATATTTCATACAGAATTTGAAATTAAGAATAAAAGGCAACTATCAGATATTCCCTTCGTTCATCCGGGGTATTGATTTTGTAGGGTACAGGATTTTCTTGAAAGATACCCTTCTTAGAAAATCCACCTGTCAGGAATTTGAACGGAAAATGACCGCAATCAGGAAGAAGATTGAAAGCGGTCAGGAAATGAACTATTCAGAATGGTGTGCAATCAATTCCTATAAGGGTTGGTTGAAATATTGTGATAGCAGCCGATTGTCTGAAAAATATATTGAACCAATTCAGCCTTATGCTGATAGGTACTATAAAGATCATATCAAGAAAGGTGGTAAAAAGCATGAAAGAGTACGGAAAAGTACGCAGTACAAAGCAGCCTGAACAGAAGGTCATTGATGACTATTCAGTTTGGATTGCAGAGAACATCACCCCGGTCACAGAAGCCGGGACAGATGAACAGCCGGGGTTCACTGGTTATGAATATGACCTGACCCAGTACACCAAGGATGAATACATCAAAATGATTGATGACAGAAACGCATCCTTGGAAGATCAGATGACACAGGCACAGGAAGCCATGTGTGAAATCTATGAAATGATGGCATAAGGAAGGGGTGAGAATATGGCAAACATTTATGCAGCACTTATCATCAAGGGTAAGAAGTCAATCAATGATGTTCCTGACAAGATCAGGGATGAAGTCAAACAGGTGCTTATTGATGAAGGACACCCGGAACTGGCAGAAGGTGGTAACTGATGTTGTTTCAGTTCATCATAAAAATTTTATTCAGAAAGGATGTGGAATCTATGGCAGTGATCTATGCAACTCTTATCATTAAGGGCAAGAAAACCTTTGCTGATGTACCTGAGAAAATCAAGGACAAAGTGAAGGAAGTTCTGATTGACCTTGATTGCCCTGAATTAGCAGAGTAATCAGCAGACAAGGAAATTATCACAGGAACAAAAACAACCGCTATATGACCCTTATATGAGGTCACAAGCGGTTGTTTTTATGTTCAGAAAGGACAGAGAAAATGAAACAGACTATTTGCAGTGTATTAGGTGTGATTGGTTCAGCAATCGCATCTTTTTTTGGTGGTTGGGATGCGGGACTTGCAACCCTTCTGATTTTCATGGGACTTGATTATATTTCAGGACTGATTGTTGCGGGGGTGTTCAAGAACAGTCCCAAGACAGACACAGGTTCACTTGAAAGCAAGGCGGGGTGGAAAGGTCTTTGCAGAAAGTGCATGACCTTGATTTTTGTACTGGTTGCGTACCGCCTTGATCTTGTCATTGGCACAAATTACATCAGGGATGCAGTAATTATTGCGTTCATTGCCAATGAAACAATTTCCCTTGTGGAAAATGCGGGTCTTATGGGTTTACCACTCCCGGAAGTCATCACCAAGGCTATTGATATTTTACAGAAAAAGACAGAAAGTGAAGGTGAATAATTATGGGTTTAGTAGTAGGTTCAGCAAGAATTGATGAAAACGGCAAGATTTCCGGCGGTGTGTTGGGTGACAACAACGGTAGGGAAGTAAGTACACAGCCGTATTATTTGCACAGCAAGGGTTGGTATGTTTTAAGACCAAAGGCTATTGCACTTGCAAATGGTCTTGCATCTGCAATGTCAGATGCGTGTGCAAATAACCAGATCGGTTACGATCAGTCTAACCGTTATGGTGTCATTAAGATGGTCAGAAAATACGGCAGCATGAAAGCAATCAAAGAAAAGACAGAAGCAGACTGTTCTTCCTTGGTTCGTGGTTGTTGTATTCAGAACGGTTTTGACCCCGGTGATTTTGCAACATCAAGTGAAGCAGCCAAACTTGAAGCAACTGGAAAATTTGAAAAAAGGCAGTCTGTCAGTGCCAATACTGTTTTATATAATGGTGATGTACTGGTTACAAAAACATCAGGTCACACTGTTATTGTGGTAAGTGGAAACAGTAGATCAGCAAGCAACGGTCAGAGTGCTGCACCAGTTACTTCAAAAACCGCAAAGTCATCTGCACAGAAAAAGTCATCTGCCGTTGCCGGAACATATAAGACAAGCACTGATTGTCATATGCGTAACGGTGCGGGAAAACAGAACGCATCAATGGTTGTGTTAGAACAGGGGACAGAAGTGAGGTGCTATGGTTACTATTCTGAATATCAGGGTGTAAAATGGCTTTATGTTCAGGTAACATACAAGGGTGTGAAATACACTGGTTTTGTTTCTGAACGTGTCCTGAATAAGCAGTAACCGGGTGTTACTAATTTGTTACTAAATAGCGGGATTTTGTGAGATTTGCGGAGATATTCAAAACTGAACTTTTTAGCAAATACAGGCAAAAAGCGGGGTGTTATATCAATGAAATTTATGATATAATGAGCCTCAAGGAAAAACAAGTGGCTGCAAGCAGACATTTGTTTTTCTGGGCTCATTAGCGAACGAATATCCTGCGAAGCAGGATGTAGAGTGCGATAGCACGAATTCGTGAGCTTATGATACAATAAAGAGAAGCAGCAAATATGAACAAAGGAACAGTAGAAGGAGAAAAAATCAAATGACCATAGCAGAAGCAATACGTGAATATGTCAATGAAACCGAAGGTCTGGAGTTCTATGAGCAGGAGCCGGAAAAAGGTCTGGGGATCCTGGTAAAGGGAGATAATTCCTATATGGAGACGATCATGAACCTGACCAAATATTTCGACGATCACAATGTGGATGATGTGAACCTGGAACTGGAGGGCATGTATGTGGAATGCCAGGGGGATGATGTTATTGTATTTTTCCCTAATATTGAAGCCTGA